TTTGAATCTCAGAGAGTCATTACTTGGCAATTAGATTTTGTAGTTAAAGGATATCTGTTTGGTCCTGTCACAAGAAACAAATTCATTGCTAATGCAGACTTTAACAGTAAGATTGAACAATCTAGACCTTCTGCTAATGGAACAAATATACTTAGCAGTTCAACAATTACAATTCAAACATTTAATGCCAATAATGACTTTGGATTTAGTGAAACTATAACATCACCAACGCCATGAAAAAAACAATAGATCAAAAATTAGATGAAATTTTAGATGTTGAACCTACAACACAGATTGTGACTAAACCAGTCACAAATGTAACTGTACAAGATACAGTCGAAGAAGATGATGACTATGAGTATGCAAGAAACAATCTCAAGGGATTAATTGAGAACGGCAAAGAAGTCATGCAGAATATCATGTATGTCGCAAAAGAAAGCGAATCTCCTAGATCGTATGAAGTTGTAGGTCAATTGATTAAAACTCTTGCAGAGACGAATAAAGACTTGCTTGAACTTGCAAAAAAGTCAAAAGAGTTAAAGGGAAAGAAAGAAGAAGCGCCTACTGGAGGAACTCAAATTCAGAATGCATTATTTGTAGGAAGCACAGCCGAATTACAAAAACTTATAAAAGGCAAGTAATACTTGTCTGAACTATAAAATGACAATCAAAACATATCTAGGAAACGCACAGTTAAAAGCCGCTGGTGTACCATTCAGTTTTACAAAAGAACAAATTGAAGAATACATGAAATGTGCTGGAGACCCAATATACTTCATAGAGACTTATTGCAAAATTGTGACACTTGATCATGGTTTACAACCTTTCAAGTTGTACGAATGTCAAAAGAAAAAAGTCAAAGTAATCCACGAGAATCGCAAAGTCATACTGATGGAAGGGCGTCAGCAGGGCAAGACTACCACATCTGCGGCGTATATCCTTTGGTATACTCTGTTCCAGGAAAGCAAGACAGTTGCGATTCTTGCAAACAAAGCAACAGCGGCAAGAGAGGTTCTCTATCGTTACCAATTGATGTACGAGAATCTTCCTCTGTGGTTGCAACAGGGTGTAGTGACATGGAACAAGGGTGACATTGCACTTGAAAATGGATCAATCGTGTTTACTGCCGCAACAAGCAGACAGGGTATTCGTGGTAAATCTGTAAACTTACTGTATGTAGACGAGACTGCGATCATACCAAATACTCTTGCAGAAGAGTTCTTTACTGCCGTGTATCCTACAATTTCTGCTGGTGAAACGACAAAGATTCTTCTTTCTTCTACTCCTCTTGGTTACAATCATTTCTGGAAATTCTGGAATGACGCTGAGAACGGAAGAAACGGATTTGTGCCTCTCTTCATACACTATTCAGAGATTCCAGGAAGAACGGCTGAGTGGGCAGAAACACAAAGAAAACTTCTTGGTGAATTAAAGTACAATCAAGAGGTACTCTGTAAGTTTCTTGGTTCATCTTCTACACTCATTGCGGCAGATGTAATCGGAAACATGTCTCCAAAACCAATGATTTACAGTAAGGATGGTCTAGATATCTACGACAAAGCAGAAAAAGATCATTCTTATGTAATTGTAGCAGATACGGCTAAGGGTGTAGGTGGTGACTACTCAGCATTTGCAATCATCGACTGCACTTCAATGCCGTATAAACTTGTAGGAAAATATCGTGACAATACGATCAGTCCTCTACTCTATCCATCAATCATATACAAAGTTGGTAAAGAATACAATAATGCTTATGTACTGATTGAAATCAATTCGTCTGAACAAGTTGCAGAGATTCTTTACTCTGAATATGAATACGAAAATATAGTTTTCGTCAACAGAAGCACTCAAGGTCAGACAGTAAATGGAGGATTTGGTGGAGGCAAGACGCAGTTAGGTG